AAGGGCGGTCGCATGAAGAAAGATAGCGGCTGCGTTGGTCGCTACCAAGCGGGTGGTTCTATTAAAATGAAGAAGGATGCCGCAGATATTAAAGACATCCAGAAGATCAAGCTCACCAAAACCAAAAAGGCAGCGGCTCCATCTAAAGCAGCTATTAAGCCAGCAATGTCAAACATCGCCGAGCCAGCGCCAGACATGGGAACAATGCCCCCCATGATGAAAAAGGGCAAGTCTGTAAAAAAGTATAACGCCGGCAGATTAGTGTCTTATGACGAGGCAATGAAAACATCTGGCGGCGCAAAAAAACTTGCCGATGCAAAATTAGCGGGAACATTAAAAGCTACCCCTATTAGCGAGACAGAACTTTCAAGTATTAGCGATAGTGGCGCAGCAAAAGGTTTGCGTAACTACGGCCGCATGTATAAGCAGGGCCTGGGAATGAAACCAGACACCGACTATGAATACAAAAAAGGCGGTAAAGTAAAAAAGTATAACGCCGGCAAGTTGGTAACTAATGAAGAAAGTGCCCGCATGCCGGCTGGCAAATTACCGCAACAAGTAGTGGACGAGGAAGCAATGGCTTCTAACACCGAGACCCGCGAGATGGTCGCCGGTCCTTTGCGTAAACTAAAGCAAGGCATTATGGAGAAGTTTAAGAGCAAATCAAAGACTCCTGTAGCACCAATGAGAAACGGCGGAAAGGCCTGCTAATATGCCAATAGAGTCTAAGCAGCAACAGAAGGCGATGTACGCAGCAGCGGCTGGTAAGTCAACCATTGGCATCCCCAAAAAGGTTGGCAAAGAGTTTATCAAGGCCGGCAAGGCAAAGCCAAACCTACCACAAAAAGTAACTAAACGCGCAGCCGGCAGGGGACGTTAATCTATGTCATACTCTGGTACAACTAACCAGACCAAGATCAACGTAGATCAGTTGATCTCGTACGCGTATCGCGATGCTGGTAAGACGGCAGACGAGATCACGCCTGAGTATATTGACGCCGGTAAGCAGGCACTATTTTACATTCTACAAAATCTATCTAACCGCGGCGTCAACCTGTGGTTACTGGAAAACTATTTGTGCGGCGCGGTAAATGCCCAGCAGCAGTTAATATTGCCCCCCGGCACCATTGACGTGCGCGAGGCTAACTGGGTATACATTATTAATTCAGAGGCCGCCGAATACCTACCCACATCTAATCCAGACTCCCCAGCAGCGTTTGACCAAACCCTTGACGTTACAGCAACGTCAACAATTAATGACAATTATTTTGGTATTCAATACCAAGAGGCCCTACCTGTATTTTACGTTGGCTTCAATGGTTACGCATCTGGTGGTGGCACCACTACTTACAATTTTGCATACGAGGTTAGTGAAGATGGTATTACCTGGACAACTGTAGAACAGTTTCCAGAAACTACACTATCGGATCGCGAGTGGGCCTATTTTAATATAAGTACAACACCAAATTATTCGTTTTACCGTTTAAGGGAAACGGTGGCTTCTACATTTACTATTCGAGAGATTGTATTCTCAACCAGCCAGCAAGTTATTCCGTTAGCACGCCTAAACCGTAACGACTACTGGAACTTACCAAATAAGCAGTTTCCATCTGTAAGATCACTGCAGTACTGGTTTAATCGTGCAATTGACCCCACCATGTACTTATGGCCTGTACCAAACAATGACTTCCAGATGTTTCAATTAATCATTGAAAAAGAAATGCCAGACGTTGGATCTTTAACTAATGAGCTATACTTGCCCAATCGTTGGGTTGGCTCAATTCAAGCGACACTGTCCCACAAACTAGCAATGCAGTTACCGCAGATTGATTTAAACCGTGTCCAATATTTAGAAACAATTGCAACTAAATTAGAGTACGACGCGGCACAAGAAGAGCGTGACAAGTCACCAATCTACTTCCAACCTAACATAAGTTATTATACACGATGAGCGGCGCATACGTAATGACCTACAGCAACCTGGTGGAGGACGTCCAGCGTTACATGGAACGTGACGACGCCGGGTTTGTTGCACAGATCCCCAGCCTGATTGGACTAGCTGAGTCGGCTATTGCCGCCGAATTAAAAACTTTATTGCAGTTAACAGTAGTTGAAACTACCTTAGCAACTAATCAAGTTATTTTAGAAAAGCCGGCGCGTTGGAGAAAGACCGTTTCTCTAAAAGTAAATGGCGCGCCAATTGTTATGAGATCCCAAGACTACGTCGCAATGTACCAGTCTCAATCTACTGCAGGAACACCAAAATTTTATGCAGAGTATGACTACAACAACTGGGCTATTGCCCCAGCCCCAAGTGCAGCATCAAGCATAGAGATTATTTACTATAGCGAAATTCAAAAGCTAGACACATCAAACCAAACAAACCTATTTACACGCGAGTGCCCACAGGCAATGTTGTTTGGTACTTTATTGCAAGCCCAAGGCTACTTAAAATCCTTAGATAAATTACCTGTCTGGAAATCATACTACACCGATTCATTAGCTGCCTTGAAAAAAGAAGACAACTCTCGCAGAATCGACAGAAACACAACGGTTCAGGAACCTTAATATATGCCAACATTTACATCACCGTTTACTGGTACCGTTGTTCAACCAACGGACGTATCCTATTACGCATTAACTTTTAGTACCAACCAAGAGCTATATTGGCCGGCTGTTGTCAACCCGACGCAGGTTCCCGCAGCCCGTATTATAGACTGCACCCCAACAGTAGCAAGTCTAACAGTTAAATTACCGCAGGGCAACCAAGGCTCTGTTGGTACAGACATTTTAATTCGCAATAGAGGTGCCGTTCCTTTTACTATAACAGCATATGACGGCTCACAATCTGTTACAGTAACAAACGGCACATCGCGTTATTTCTATTTATCTAGCAATAGCACAGCGGCGGGAGTCTGGCAAAACGTTCAGTTTGGTACCGGCACATCTGCGGCAGACGCGGCGTCGTTGCAAAGCTATGGTCTTACTACCTTAAGTGGTAGGCTGGCTACTACCGGCAATATTGTTGAGGTATCATCAATACCAACCATCGCAGATACCAGCCGCGCCGCAACATTTGTTTGGACTGCAGGTAATAGTACGTTTACGTTACCAAACGTAGCAACGCTAAGCGCTGGCTGGTACATTAGCTTTAGAAATAATGGCACCGGTACATTAAACATTACGCCAACAGCCCCGTCGCTAATTAACGGGCTTAATACAATTGCCACCAACCCTGGCGATTCTGGTTTTATTATTTTAGATCCGAGTAGTGGTAACTTCTTTACGGTAGGTTTTGCCACACCAGCAAACACAGTATTTACTTCGGCATCTTACGACGTAGATAGTATTGCCGGCGCAAACTTTAGCTTAGTATCTTTTGCACCAATTATTCAGACATACGTGGCCCTGTCTGGTACAAGAACATCAACCTTAAACATTGCCCTACCTAACATTACTCAAATTTATATTTTAGTTAACAGCACTGGGTCTGGGTTATATAACCTTGTATTTAACGTCTCTGGTAGCGCAGCAGCCCCCATTACCTTAGGTTCGGGTCAGACGGCCCTAGTGTTGAGTGATGGTAACCAGCTTTATGCTTTGACGCAGACAACCACGGGGTCTTTCTTTGCTAATAACGGCTCAGTTAGCGCGCCAACATTTTCATTTACAACCAATACCAGCACCGGTATGTATTTATTTGGAACCAGTATTTTAGGTTTAACGGCAAACTCTGGATTAATGTTAAAGTTAGACAACAGTAATACATTATCACCGCAGGTGTCTACGCCTGCGACATTCACTGCGGGGCTGATTAGCGGCGGTACATTCTGATGGCTACTCAACAACAGCCACAGGGTTCAATTCCGGATCAATATAACTTAGTTTATACATTAAGAGTTGATGCCGGTATTAAACGAGACGGAACAAATTTTGAAACTCGTGAATATACCGACGGTGTCTGGTGTCGTTTTCAACGTTTAATTCCTAAAAAAATTGGCGGGTACCGTCAATTATTTTCCACGTTTAGTGGTATTCTTCGTGGCATTATTCTAAACGCCTTTGACGGTGTTAACTATGTTTTTGGAGGTACGTCTCGAGGAATTGACGTTTTTGTTACCGGGACCTCTGTAGGCGCCGGTAGCGGTCCGTACGTAGCGGTCTTTAAACCAGGTTATTCACAGTTACCAATTTTCTCATTACCAACCGTTACTAGCTTTAGGATTCGTAGTTACGCAGCCACTCCAATAAGCTACGCCTCGGTGTTCCCAGCGGGCACTAAGGTTATCTTTTCTCAAAGTGGTACACCCGTTGTATACACTACTGTGGGCACGCCAACGTTTAGTACGCCGGATACAACCGTTACAGTAGCTACGACTATTGCAGGAACGCCGACGGATGTTTGGCTGTATAATACGTATTTCCAAGCAAACGATAATAATCTTTGGCAGTTTGACCTTCAATACTCCCCCGCTGGCGGTGCGTTAAAGGTGCTGGCGCACCCGGGTTTAAACTTAAACAATATTGACAATGGTGTTGAGACGCAAGTTCAAGTTGGCAATATTGTGCCCTCGTCAACTAACGAATGGACATTTGAGGGTTTAGCTGATACCTCAGGTCAAAATCCAACCTACCGACCCATTACCGTTGATGGTGGTCTTTGCATGCTGTACCCATATCTTTTTGTTTATGGCTCAAACGGATTTATTGCCAACAATCACGTAGATTCTACGTATGCTTCACAAAGTTTAAGCGACTGGAACGGAGCAACCGCCAACCAAGTCAACATGGCTTCAACAAAAATTATCAGGGCGCTACCGACAAGGGGTGGTACTAACTCACCATCCGGATTGTTCTGGGCGCTTGATAGTTTAATCCGTGTCTCTTTTACCGGATCCGCGCCATTGTACTGGAGATACGATATTATTTCCAGTCAAATATCCATCATGTCATCTAACGCTGTAGTTGAGATGGACGGTATATATTACTGGATGGGCGTTGACCGATTCTATTTGTACAACGGATCAGTATCTGTCTTACCAAATGATAAAAACGTAAACTGGCTTTTTGATAATTTAAATTACCAACAACGTCAAAAAGTATGGACCACAAAAATTCCGAGGTACAATGAGGTTTGGTTTTTTTATCCTAGGGGCCAAGCAACTGAATGTACTGATGCTATTATCTATAACGTAAAAGATAAGATTTGGTACGACGCCGGTCAGGCAGCTGGCGCTCAAAGGTCATGCGGGTACACCACCGAGCTTTTACCAAATCCAATTTGGTCTGATTGGAATTATAATACCTCTTATTCCGCAGCAAATACTATTATTACTAAACCAGCAAGCCTTCCAGCGCCTAGCGGTAAACAACTTTACATTGCTGGTAATGTAACCGCAGCCATAAGTCCTGGAAGCCATATTTCTTTTTCACAAGATATAGACGCGCCAGTGTATTTAGTTACTGCCAGTGATTTTACTTTTAATGCTACCATTAGTCCATTGTTCCCAAGGGGCGTTACAAGAATTACTTGTTCGGAAAACTTTAGCCCGGCGGTTTCTATAGGGGATCTTGTGTACAGCATATCTGGCGGTTACGCCATTTGGCAGCATGAATATGGTTTAAACAAGACATCATTTTCTGATGAGACGGCCATCACATCTAGTTTTACTACGTGTGATATTAGTTGGGTTGGTGGTACTCCATCGTCTGATACGCCCGCAGGTCCTAATAGAAGAATGCACCTACGAAGAGTTGAGCCTGACTTTGTTCAAAACGGAGATATGAGCCTAGAAATTTTAGGTCGTAAATTTGCCCGTGGAGAGACAACAAATACTAGCCCGTTTGTTTTTTCTTCTGACACAGGCAAAATTGACATGCGTGTGGAGCAACGTGAGCTGTCATTAAAATTTCAGTCAAACACTATCGACGGCAATTATGAGCTGGGCCGCATATTAATTACTGCCGAATACGGTGATGAGCGCCCATGACTATTCAGCAGTATTTCCCAGTTAACCCGGAGTACATGTCTTGGGAAGATTGGAATGGCACTTTCTTGCACTACTTCAGCGAAGAGCCAATTATGTATAGCCCTGAAGCTGACTGGAAACAAGTGGCAAAAAACATTAGTCAACTGGTCACTTTTGAGAGCTATCCAGTCCCAGACCCAGAAGTGTTTGAGACATGGCAAGAGTGGGCCTCTGCCCTTAGCTTTATTTTAAACGGCCCAACTACTTGATTTAGGGCGACAAATGCAAGATTCTTGCATTAGTATAAGTAGAAGCATTTAACCGACGGAGACAGTATGCACAGCCTACACATCATTAAATATCTAAATGACAAAGCAGTTGCTAAAGCACTAGCGGCCGCAACTAAAGCAGCATCTAAGTAATTTTTGCCGTGACGTCGTTTGTAGATTCAAAACAACGGGAGCTGTCCCAAGATGAAATTATTGAGATCGCTGCACGGGAAACTGGCGGCGAATATACTGCCGAGCAGGTTAAGGCCAGCTTAGGCGCAGAGGCATACGAGATGGGCGCGTTGATGATGCGCCAGGGTAACACAATATTTGT